CGTCAGCGTTGAATTGCTTGCGCAGGTCTTTATCAATTTTGCCTAAAGCCTTGATTGCTTCCTTGGCACCAACAATTTCAACGGATGCGGTGGCGGTCATTTCCTGCGCCCCTTGTTTATTACATCTATCACTGTGTTCATGTCTTGGATTTCAAAAGATATTTGAGGAGGCCACCACCCCGTTTCAACCAGCAATTCTGCTAGTGAGCGTGAGTAGGTGCCTCTTCGGTGGGGTTTGTTGGTTCATCCGTTATCACTTCAATATTAACTAACCGTTTTACATAGTCGTCAAACACGGCCGGTGTTGGGATGTTATTGAGTTTGCATGATTCAAATGCCATAAATGCCAAATCCTCAAGTCCTACGCCTGTGGCGAGGTTTGAGGCTTTTTGTTTGAACTTTCGTTCCCAGGCAATGATGACATAGAGATTGGTTGTAACTTCGTATGTTGTTGTGTCGGTTGTGACTTTGAGCGTAAGTTGCATGATGTTGTTTCTTGTTTATGGGGCGGTGATGTCGCGAACCCAAGTGCCACCAGTAAATGATGCTTCAACTGTTGCCAATTCGCCCACGGTGGAGTTGATTGGTGTGAAGTTTGCAAGCATGCAATTAGTGAGGACATATTCAGGGTTGGTTGCGGATTCGGTTGCACCTGATGGTGAAATTGTCAACACGGTTGAGCCTGTGCCCACGCATGATGCGAGGATTGCTTCAACTTCGGTAGCGCCGTAGCTCAGAAAAAAGGTGATGCTTACATCTACCGTTTGCAGGCCGCCAACAAAGCGGTGGCCGGTGTCGCCGAAGGCGGTGCTTTCAAGGCTGTCCTGTCCAATGGTAATCATGCAAGCGTTTGCCTGATCAGATAGGTCTGTGGTTGTCGCCCCTTGGGTGATGCTAATAGTTGCGTTGGATAGGAATGTTGTTGTTGCCATTGGTGGCTCCTTTTTCTAGTTGCGCCGTACTGCTACGGCAACGGTCATGTCATAACAGGGAAGCATCTGTTCGCCGTATGAAGCGAGTGATGGCCTTCCATCCACTATGGCTATGGGTGAGTTCATAATTGTGTCAACGGTGGTCATTAGGTAATCGCCGGAATCTTGGTTGCCAGGTGGCCCGGCAAGAACGCGGATGACCAGGCGAATATCGCCAACATTGTAAGTGAAGGCATCAAGGGTAGGAAGTTCAATCATTACCGACAATGGGCGAGCATTGCGTGGGTCTGTTACTGGTTTTAAACCCAAAGCGGTCAGCGCGGTTTTGGTTGCGTTGACTGCTTCATAAAGAATTCCCGAAACGGCCATTAGGCAACCTGGGGCCTTCCGCAGCCAAGTAGTTGCATGATTTGGCCAAGCGACATAGTTGGTGTTCCCATGTTCATTGAATCAAATGATGCGTAGCCATCTACGGCTCCACGGTTTCTGTATTGAATTGCCGCGTATTGGATAGTTCCCAATTTTGCCGCCCCGTCAGGAGCGCTCGAGAGGCTATCGGTGTAACCGGCTTCCCTACGCTTTCTGAACGCCCAACTGTTGGCCGCGGAAACGCATACAGCGATGAATGCCGTGTCATTGGCCGTGGAGACCTCAATACCCAGCCAACTGGTTACATCGGCTGAAGTAATCCAACTCGGGCTGGGGCTAAAACTTACGGTGCCGGTGGCAACGCTTCGTTCAAAATCATCGCCTGCATTTAGATAGATAAATTGATTTTCCATGATGACTGAATAGTCAAAAAGTAAATCACCTTCATCTGAAACGCCAATGAACTCGTAAGGCTCGGTAGAAACAACCGTTTGCGTACCACTAAAACCGTGAGCCGCGCCTGCTACAACTACCGAGTCCTGACTTTGAATATCGGTATCCACGAAAGTCTGCAGAACGGCATAATTGTCTAGTCGCGTGTGAAATGCGAGGTTGAAGGTTGCCATCGTTCTGCAGTCTTTCTAGTTCGTCAATATCAGACGAATGCGGCCTTGATACTAAGTGTTGGGTCAATGAGCTTGGATGCCCAGTACCCTCTGAACGCAATTTGGCGCGACAGTTGTGAAGGCTGTTCCACTGAAATTGCGCCTTTTTGTTGTTCCCAGTTCTCAAGGGCACGAGGGTCAAGGATTGTCATGCCGGCTGATGTGAGGTTGCGGTCAACAACAACGCGAAGGCCAAACGCAAATGCGCCTGATGTGCTTGCCGCGTTCAGTGAACCGTAAGCGTTCATAGGCCCAACCTGTGGGAAAAGTGGGCGGTCAGCGGTATCGCTAAGGCTTCCCATCAATTTCCAGACATTTGGAGACACAGCCAGGATTGAAGGCAAGTTACCATTTGAACCGGTAAGGATGTCGGCGGCTGCGGTGTACATCCACTCAACCCAATACGCAGGATCAGCAATTGACGCGTTAGCGAAGTTGTTGCTGTTCGTTGTTCCGGTTTGCAATTCTGAACAGGCCAACAGGTCTGTGCGGTCGGCATAAACGCGAGCCATGTCATCCAATAAAGCGCCGAGCACTTCAGGCTGTGACCAGTCAAGTGATGCCTCTGAAATTTCTACATATCCACCCTGGATAGTTTTTGAAATTTGAACATCATTGATTTCAAACTGTGAAGCCGTGATAGTCGTGTTTTGTGTTGCGGTACCAATGCTGTTGTGTACGGACACTACAGGGCGAATGAAAACGGCACCACCCTGGGGCATCGCGCGAACCGAGGTTGCATCCACGAGAGGCCTTGAGCCTACAAACGAGTTGAAAATCGGTGCGACAATCGGGGTCGGGATGACTCCAGGAATGTCAGGTGTAGTTACATCGGGCGCTGCGGCGCGGATGTTGTCGTTCATTTGCGCCCAGTCATGGCCGCCGCGAATGAATGTTGCAATGTATTCAGATGCTGACGGAAGTTTGAATTCGCGTTTTGCATTTGCATAGATAGGGGTTGTTGGGATGATTGAAGCCTCAACCTCAACCACTGGGTTTTCTTGTGTAGCCACTTCGGGTTCCTCCTCGGAATCTATTGGGGTGGGTTCGGTTGCATCATCAGGTTCCGATGCAGCGATTTCTGTGATGAGGGCATCTTTAAATGCCGGTTGTGCGACAAGCGAAATCTCTATGAGATCAGCCTGGGAAACGACCATCACGCCGTTTTTGTCGTACTTGAACTTAGTGGGGACAGCCCCAACGCTTACTGAATCGTAAGCGCCTGCTTTTACGAGTTCAATAGCGTCAGCGGCCGCGCCCGTTTTTGCGAAGGTGGCGGTGAATCCTAAACCTTCGGGCATGTCTGCAAGGGATGAAACAATGCCGCGCAATGCGCTCATGTCGTGATTCTCAAGCAACTTGGGGGATTTCATATTTAGGTCAAAGGCACCTCGAGCAAATGAAACTTTGGTGCCATCCATTACGGTTGCAAAAACTGGTGCCCATGGCACTGCAATTCCGGTAATTGTTTTGGGGGCGTCATCGCCTGCGGCAGCGTCAAGAGTGATGGGGACATTTACAAAATGAATCATGATGGGCTTTCTATCGGTGTTTCAACTACTGGTTCAACCATGATGTCTTGCAACATTTCTTCGGCTAAATAACCTTCAACATCAAATTCAACATAGCGATTGCGTGGCAAAACATTTGAGGCACTCAGCGTTTGTTGAAGGCACTCTATAAATGGTTTGGCTCCATACAGATAAAGTTGACGGTTGCTGTCTTGAACATTTGTGTAGGTCAATCCTGAACCTTCCTGCGGTGCTGAAACTAAGTAGGCAGGAATGTTTGCAACGCGGGCCATCTCGAGCGATTGGTATTTGCGCTGTTCGGCAACAACTTCCGCAGGTGAAACGGAAAATTCGCGGAACTCTACATAATCGTTTAACGCGCCAATTGCATTTTGTCGGCGCATCGCTGACCATGCGGCGGCAATTTCACTAAGGCTGTCAGAATCTAATGTTTCCCCACCTTTTTGTTGAAGATAACCGGGGACAGTTTCCAAAGTTGCGTATCGGTCGGCGGCAATGTCTAAATGTGTTGCAATGGATAACGCTCGAGCACCTTGATACAGAAGCCCTTGGATGGGTGACAAAAATTGAATTACATCGTTGGTGTCTGCAATTTCAACGCCGTTGAATTGAATGATGTCGGATGGCCCAAACCACTGAGGCCCAGTCTGATTCGGAGTTGAACACATCGCGGCCGGTAGCCAAGTAAAACTCGCCGGCAGGCCTGTTGAATATCTTGAGGTTACAAAAGCAAAAGCGCGGCCATGAAAAAATAAATCCGCAAACAGGTTTGAATAGAAAAAGTTGCGCGTGACTTTCGGATCAGGTTGTTCCATCCAGGGTTCTAACGGCAGGTAAATTTCTTCGTATTTTTCGCCTGTCCATTGTTTTGAGTAGTGGCGCATCTCGAGACAGCCGACCATTGAGGCCAACAAATCTTTTGAACGGGAAACGGTTGGGTTCTGCAGGGCGCGTTGTTCGGCGGCACCGGTGGAGTAGGCAAGGAAATCATTTATCTGTGCGGCACCGGCACCGGCGGCGGCTTTGAGGGGTGGCGCGGAAATTTGCGCTGTCGTAACTTTTGGAGTGAAGAATCCCACGGGCGGAGTCTTGCACAAACTTGTTGCAAATGCAACTATCTCGCTGAACCCATCATTGCCCGACCTGATTGGCCTGGCCGTGACACCAACGAGGCTGCAGCTACTAGACACCTTGCGCATTCAATTGGGCCAGGTGATTTTTGACTGGACAGGACAACGGCCCCATTCGCTTTGACCAGGGTTGCCCTGTTGACATGTTCGGCCAACATTTCCTCACCGGTATGTAAAAGGCGGCCTTCGGTAATCATTGACTTCACCAGTCCGGTGTATTTAATCATTTCGGCATAGCCCCAAAGGGAACGCCGGCGAATAAGTGGTTCGGGTGTATGCAGGTCAAGTGTTGGGGTGATTGCCAACTTAAGTTTGGGGTTGGCTTCCATCAATTCTTCTATGTGTCGCCACATCGCCCTGTTGGTTTCGCAAGTGAAGGCAACGCTGGCCACGATGTCGCCGTCACTATTAAGGCCGCATAGAATCCCCACATATTTTGAATCATCCACAGAACTATCTACAGCCAAAACACAATTGCCACCATCTAGGGTTTGATTTGTGGTATAACGCTTTGCCCACTCGCCGGGATTTATCCATGAGTTAGCGGCGGCCACCCAAAGGTTGCAGTGGGCGCGTAAGTATTGGGAACGGTCAGGCGCGGCGGCGGCGCTTTCCAAACCTTTCATGGTGATTGTTCTACCCAGGCTGGGGTTGGCGTAGCCCCAATATTTTTGGTCATCAGGTGACACCCCAGTTGGAAGTGACCACTCGGCCATAAACAAATCGGAACGGATGCCGGAATCAATAACACCCAAAGCCTGTTCACGCAGCTTCAGGAACGCTCGAGAAGATTCATCCCCGGCGGTGGAAACCAAAAAAGCCAATGGCGATGGCACAGCAATCTGTGATGGTTTTAATGCGCCAAAATAAGTGGCTTCCGATATTGCCCAGAGTTCATCCACGATCAGAATGTCCCAAGTGCCACCATGCTTTTTGCCGGTTGCGCTATTGACTTTATAAACGGAACCGTCATTCATTTTGACCTGGTGCCGACCATAGGCCCAAGTAACTTTTGCCAAATCGGATTCCTCTAATAGTTCAAAGACTTCACGCAAATCTTCAAACACCTCGGTAGCCAAACCAAGTTCATGCGCAGTTGACATGATGCGAACAGGCCGCCCCCAAATTGCTGGCAATTCAGTCAGGCAAAAACCCACCAACGCCGACAGCATCGTGGTTTTCCCATTTTGACGGCCAGTACTAATCAAAGCAGTAGAAGAAATAAAATTTCCATCTTCATCATGCTCGAGAGCACCATCCAAAGCGCGCAACTGCCACGGAAACAATGTGCGGCCCAAATGCCGTTCACTCCAATCCCCCACCAAAGCCGAGTAAGAACCAAACGCCCCAGTTGGCGTAACCAACCTAGGCCATTCAATCCCAACCCCAACCGTTGCAACCGTTTCATCGTGGTTTTGGATTGAGTCATGACTGTTCACGGAGATATCACAGAA